GGGACAAATGTGTTACGGTTGTGTCCTCTTACCTTCTCAACAGACACGGTGTCAGCTGTTAATTGGAACAGCGTGCATACACGTGACGGCCTGTAGTTATCCTTGTAGTGCTCGTCTCTATACGTGCTCCGCTCTAGTAACGCCTGAGGCGCTCTATGGGCACCTTTGTTGTCGATTGTGTACCCTGGCCCCTGCGTGCCGTTGTAGTCGTTTGCGTTGAAAATATTTGAGTACGTGTACTTCCTAGATGAAGACATACTCACGGTGGCTGAAGATTCAGAGCCGGCGTGATTCCCCGACCAATGCACTTTATAAGTTGTGTCAGTTTCCGTGACGTCCTCTGATGTGTGACGGTAGATGCCGCACATAGGCTGACCAGACAAATAGTCGTCTGAGTACTCATCCCGCTTCTCTCCTGTCGTAAGGTTTATAACGTAGCCTGAGTCTGTCCTCTTCCACTGCTGTCCATTGGCCACCTCATCGCCATAAGGCGTGGTTACAACCGTTCCTTTCTTCACATAAACATAGTGTATGTCATTGACCTTCCTGCGGTAGCCGTCGTCGTCGATCTTATTCACGGTCATACTACCGCTGCCTGTGTAGGTTGCAGCAGGGTCTCCTGAGAGCCCGCCATCTGCGTCGATAACGTATACCGGGTGAGCTGTTGCTGTGAGTGTGGTGTTGCATGTATGAATCTCTGAGTCCAACAAGCTTTTACCATTCTTTTCCCGTTTCCGTATGCTGCGGTAGTAGCCGTTGTTGCGCATAGTCACAACTTGGTAGAGCAGGCCTGAAGTAAAGTCAGGGTCGGAAACAACGCTTTTAGCGAATGCGTTATGGACCACGAGGCAACACCTGTGGGTTGTATGAGCACGTAAGGATGATGAACCTAGTATTTGCGGGCAGCCACGACACTTACTCTTCTCTGCGATCATGCCCCGGCCAATACGGTAATCTGTACTGTAACGCTCCAGCTCTCCCGTCGCGTCTAAGCCGCTTTAAATGTGAGGTTAGGCGGCGCATCAGGGTGGACGTCTTTGTCGTAAATGTTTCTAGCCATCGTTTCTTGTGTAAGTCAGTTGTCTTGATCCGTAACAGAATGACACGTCGATGGAACCACAGCCTGCACCGTTCCAGCTGATTGTGTCTTTAGCAGGGGCGGGCTTATACCACCAACCAAGGCAAACATAGCCATGAATACTTTCAGACTCTTCAGTCGCAACATCGTTAACAGGGACAGAAGGGCCTGTCTCGATAGTTACGTTAGATAATTCGCCGCCGCCTTGTAGTACTTCGTCAATGACAGTCACGTCCCATGTAAGTTTAGCATACACGTACTGGCCCGGGGACGGGGTCATGTTCACGCCCAGGCCGTCGGGCGATCCTACACCAACTGCGTATGACGCGCCCGCACCCGATATGATGCCCGCTGAAATGTCGCGGTTAGTGCTGTTGTCTTTATTGGGCGACATTGTGCCTAATTTGCACGCTTTGCCTTTGTGTGGCGCCGCTCTACCTTTAGGCGCGGCAACGAGCGTCACGCCCGCCTGAGAGCGTCTCACGCGTATTGACGTGGATGGTTGTATCGTGTTGGCCTTGATATGCGCTGTCAGGCTGTTGAACCACGCGGCTGTAGGAAGGAGGTCGCCTGATTTAAATTTGTGTCCTAGTTTCATCGTTATACGTTTGTGTGCTTGTAAATGCGTGGGTCCCAACCGCCACGACCCGAGAGCCTGAACGAGAACGTAACATCGAAGAACCCGGACTGCTCGTCTTGAGTAGCCGATGAGAACAACCAATCACGATTGCGCGGTGTAGGCGGGTTGTAAGGCGGCCTCACGATGGTGCCGAGGCTGTTGAGTTGAGCGCTCGTTATGGCGTTGTTCTGCCTCACACTCACGCTCCACTCCATTGTAGGGTCTAGGAAGCTGTCGTAAGACATTGTGAGGTTGCGGAATAGCTCGTCTTCTCCTCCTTCAAGCTCTACACCGATTGTAGGCTGTCCTTCTGCGTCTAGCCTGAACCACCCATCTGAATTGTCGTCCTCGTCGAATACCAGGACAATGTTTCCATCGTTGAACTCTTTGAGGATGGCTGTCCTGACAGGCGCAGTACCTTTTGGTGGGTAAGAGGCTCCCGTGGGCGGGTCTGGTTGATACCTTGGGTTGGTTGCCAATGGCTCCTCTGCTGTAGCAAGGGATAACGACGTCTTAACCTTTCCATCGAATGTACCTGTCCCTGTTCCCGGGTCGAAGGAGAAGTCGCCATCCCCTGTCGTGCCGCCGTACGAGCAATCTACCGTGGCGATGAGTCCATCATCCTCTGTCACACGTGCTGATGACAGGCGTAGTGTTTCATAGCCTCTGTGTTGGCACGGGCTACCGTGCTTCGGGATGAGCGCTCGAGCGTCGTAAGAGACACACTGAAAACTGTGGTTGGCGGAGATAGTACCGTCGTCTGCGAAGTCTGCCGTGAAGTCTGACTGCCATACGGCTGTGTTACGGGCAATACCCGCGTGTAATACATTTTCGTGAATCTTCATTACCGTAATCTTTGTAGTTGGGGTTTGGCTGTATTAGCCTTGATGTCCTTGAGGAACTGGTTGCCTGTCTTGAGGATGGCGGAGAGACGTTCGGGTGCTCGTCCTCCTTGCGTACCTCCTATACGTCCTAATGATGTCACAGTGGCTGACCCGGGTGTGAATGTGTGGTGAGCTAGGTTCATGGCCTGTACGACCTTGTAAACCTCCATGTAGGCGTCTTTCACCTTCTTAGCATTAGCGATGATGAGGTCTGACGCTTTCTTGGATGCCTTCTCGTCCTCCTCTTTAGCTTTAGCGAGTTCTTCCGCCGCCTTCACCTCAAGCTTCATGACGGCTATCTTCTTCTCCGCTACTTTCAACGGCTCCATATCAGCCGCTTCAAGAACCTTCAATTCCTTACGGGCTGCCTTCAACTGTTCGAGTACGGGTAGTTGATCCATCGTGTAATCCCGCAACTTGATAAAGCCTTTTACAGCGTCCTCGCTATACTTGACGAGGTGCTTCTCCCATACACCGATCTCAGACAACTGCGTGAACGTACGGCCGTACTTCAAGCCTGCCTGTTTGAGTTGTTCCTGTATCTTAGCAAGTGCTTTGGCTCTCAGTTTCGCTTTCTCGATATTACGTTCGGCTTGAGCTGCCTTATCTTTGTCTGCCCGGTCGCTGCGCGTATCGCCCGTGTGAGCCACAACTGCGGCTCCTAGGAAACCTGTCATGTACTTCAGTGAGTTTGCTGCGTAGGCGCCCATCTCATCCCAGTTCTCAGGTACGTCTAGGAACCCGCCCAGCTGGTCAGCTACGTGGCCTTTCACACGCTGCTTGAGCCTAGCCCATGCGTCATTAGCACGCTCCACAGAGGCAATGTGACTCTCGTTAATATACGTGGCGTGTTGTATGGCTTTTGACAGGTCGTTAACGTCCTGTTTGAGCAAGGGCAGCATGGACTTACCTGCTCCCTTACCTAGGATGGTTAACACGTCTGTCATGCCATCTCCTGACTTCTGCGCTTTCTGGAACGCTGTTGCTAATGCGATTACGCGGTCTGTAGGTGTGAGCGTTGAGAACTCGTCCACGTTGATGCCTAGGTTCTTGAATGCCCGGGTGTAAGAGGTGAGTCCTTCATTGGCTTTGCCGATAGCATCGTCAATGTTCACAATAGCTTTCGTGACCTGCTCTGAATCGACGTCGTTGAACTCGCCTACGTTAATGAGCCGCTGAAAGTCCTCCACGTTCATGCCTGCGCGTTTCGCTGACTTACCTAGGTTATCCACCTCGTCAGCAAACTCACCCACAGCCCGGGCTCCTGCGATGATGGCTGTAGCGCCAAGACCTCCGATGACAAAGCCTGACATGGACTTGCCCACCTTAGAGGCTGTTTTCATAGCCGCTGTACGCACCTTCGACAGCTTCTTGATGGTTTGATCCATCTTAGCGTTGAAGGGGGCTGTATTAGCCTTAAATGTAGTTACTGTTGTTGCCATAATGCTTGAGCTATCTGTTGTTTAAGTGAGTCGTTGTTCTTGTTGGTGTACGTGGATGAAATACCAGCGAATTGTAGGATGCCCACTTGGTAATGTAACCCTTCGCTGTATGGTAGTTGTTCGGCGATGTACTCCCGGCTCCAACCCGTCTCTTTAGCTATCGTTAGGATGTAGGAGAACAGGAAGGGAGGGGAATCGCCACTTACTTTTTTGATGAATCTTTGTCCGGGATGACCTCTGATTCGGCTTCTATGATATTGTCAATGTCCTCGCCCATGAGGTCTGACATTGACATGAGGTCGTCCATGTTGACGGTACTACCCCATACCAGGACGGCGTCTTCCCAACCCTCGCGTTTAGCTTTCAACAACTCCCTTACATCATGTGATACTGTGTAGAAGTAGTTGAGCATGTTCTCCACCTCGTTAGTGCCTCCCCTGAGTAAGGGAGACTCTACAGCCGTGAGGATGGCAATATCGGATGCTGTGAGTTGACGGTAGGTCGTGTCGTTGCGTGTAAAATCGTTCATGGCTTAGTTGGATAAAAGTGCTTCAACATACTCGGGCGCGCTAGACTTACGGATGAGGGCGATACGTCCGCAGTCATCCACAACCTCTGAGAAGCCGATGTCTTGCTTGATTTCATCTAGGATGGCTTCACGGTTGAAGTGAGCTACCTTCATGAACGCTAGGGGCTCCTCCTCTCCTTCCCCGGGGTAACTGCTGTCGCCCCACTTGGCGATGACGTCGGCTGTTCGTGCCGACCCGTCTTCGTTTCCGTCCTCGAACAGGAAAACGTACTTCTCTCGTCCGTTAGCATCGATCTTTACAGCCTGTGACTGTAGCGGAACGCCTAATGTTAAAAGGACGGAGGATAATGTGATGTCTTCTGTGACAATGTAATTTGTTGATCTGATCATTCTATTCGTAGACAAAAAGTTAGCCCACACCGCCGAAACGATGTGAGCCTCCTATACCATGAAAAACCTTTGTCTAGGTAGTCGAAAGACTTGGGTAGAATGTTGCTGAAATGTCTAAGCTGTTGAAGTCCTTGCTGTCCTTGGAGACGTTGATGCTTTCAATGAGCATGAGTCCCTCCGTAGAAGGGTCGTCAACTGTGAACAGGTAGCCCGGGACGGTGTTGACGAGCGTGAGTACACTGCCTACGGTGCCTGTCCATGCTGTGTCCGCGTCTACTTTAGTAGAAATAGACATGCTCACCTTCTCATCAAAGTAAGCGACACCAACGGTGGCTCCTGTCTCCGAGTTGAGGGTGGCAGACTCTGCCTGGATGTCGTAAGAGATAGACTGAGCGATTAGCCCGAGGTTGGGTTCCGGTTTAATACCGAAAACGCCCTTGCCGATTAGTTTTGTTGGAGATGCCATAAGTTATGATGTGCGAGTTATTAGTGATAAGTGATAAGTTAGCCTTGTCGAGCCATGCAGACGAGCGAGACGGTTATGGATGTGTGTTGTCCTTCTGGTAAGTGGGCATACACGCGGTCGGGAGCCGTCACGTTAAACACGTGGATGTCCTTGCGTGGTCGTGTGTCTGTAGACCCGTCAGTCGGTGCGTTGTAGAGGTTATGCACGTCTTGCTGGAAGTAGTAGTCCGCCACGGCGTCAGCTACCTGTGTGTGTTGTGCTTCCGTCTCTTCCGTTGTTACAAGGTCTAGGGATAACTCTACGTCTGTGTAACCATCGGGCATTGACGCATTTAGTGACTCCACGGCCGATATGATGATGGATGGTACTTCAACGTCCTCTTGCGCTGAATCAAGGTAAACTGTGTACCCGGGAGGAATGATACCGTCGAGTATTGCTTTTGTGTTTGCGATTATAGGTGTTGCTGTCATATTATTTCATTATAAAGTTAAGCATATGTTTTAGGCTCTTAGCTATGTCGGCAGCGTCCCTGCCCCTGGCTTTTGATATTTCCTTGTCGAAGTAGTTCATGGCTTTTTTGCGAGCTATAGCCATGTGTAAGTGAAGCATGTTCCCTCCTCCTATGAGCTTGTTGGATGAGTACCTGACGTTGTTGGTCAGCGTCACACTGTACATCTCGATAACACGCTCCGGCCTACCTAACTCCTCCACGGTGCGTAGGTGGCGCTGGCCAATGTGTACCTCGGCTGTTCCTAGGTTGTGGTGCGCGTTAGCTTCAAGCCATGCAGGGTGCTTTGGCGGTTTACCTCTCTTATGCTTCGCGCCTTTCTTGATCCTTGAAAACGCGTGCGTTGCCTCAAGCCACGCAGACTTTACCAACCCTGCTTTAGCTAACTGACGGGCTCTCCATAGCATGTATTGAGGGCTGCGCTTGCCTACAACCATGGTTATAGGGATGTCCGGGGTTCTGCCTTGAATACCCTCCCCACGGTTAAGCGCGTGTAATGCTCCGCCGTCGAAGAATGTTTCGTTATTATGCACGCCGGATGTGACACTGTTTAGGATGCCGGCTTCTCTGAGGTACTTGTGAGCTTGTGCTGAGTCACCTTGTTCCACTGCCCGGGCATACCCTCTGGCTAAGTCTTTGTCGATGAGTCGTAATTGCTGATACATGTAAGCGCCACGCTTGTATGTCTTGTTGATGGCGCGTTGAATAGCTTTCCTGGACTTGCGCGCTGTAGATTTACTAATGCCGTAAGGGAACGTCCCTATGGCTAGTTGCCTGGCCGTGAATCTAGCCATTTCCCCTATGAGAACACCCGGCACTTCGCTGTGATACTTGGCCAGCTGCGCCAGTTGCCCTTGTAGAGCCGCAACGCCGTACCCTTGTTTGTAAGTTGCTTCCGAGTGGTCAGCTTGCTTCATTTTTCGCGCAGCCTCACGTCGCAATACCACACCTCGCGGACGCGTGGTAGGGCTAGCTGTGCTTATCCACTTATTCAACGCTCCTGGTCTTGACGACATCTTATCGTACGAGACAATAGTCATGGTTGTCAACGTATCCCCGAGGGACATGGCTACGACACGCCATTTGTCCTCTGATGTAGTTGTTGTGAGTAATACGAGCTTGTGGAGCAATGGCACTGTAGGCATCGACGCTGTCGGGAAGCTCACCTCCCGGGCATCTGTTGGTTCGTAGCCTCCTGTGATGCTCTCATCAGTCCTTTTGTGAACCATAGCCACAACATCCCACGTATGACCGTCGTACGACAGCGTCACGGTGGGTAACACTGTCATGGTCTTGGTCATGCCTCGCTGCATGAATCTGTCAAACTGGCTCATGTTAATATATTGGATGTTAGCCTACAAAGGAAAACCCCCGTAGCACGAATGCTACGAGGGCTGCTATGAATACACTGGGGAGGGTGTCTAGGCAGTCTTAACGATCTTAAGAGCGTTGGCTTGTTTGGACTGTCCAACTCCGATACAAACATCAAACGCACCTTGCAGTGACCGCGTGCGGTTGTCGGAGAATAAGCTGAACGCGTAAGTGATACCGAGTTCTGGGATGGCGAACGTCTGGTAGGTGATGAGCTGATCCTGGTTAGGCATGATTGGCAGGCGACTAGCTACACAAAGTGCGAGCGGGTCACAGGCTACAGCCACGGCCTTAGTAGGAAGTCCTACAACGGTGTCGGTGTGTAAGAACTTCTGGAAGCCGAAACGACTGTCTCCGGTGAGGGAGTCGGCGTCTACAGCGTTGAAGTTAGCATACAGCTCAGAAGCAAGGATGATGTGCTTGCGCTTACCCTTGAGTTCTGCCCAAATCTTCTGAAGATCCTTAGCGTCAAACGTGTCCGGGTCAGCCACTACAGCTGAGTCGCCAAACTTAGCGGTTGTGATCGCCTTAAACACCTGCTCCATGATCTTATCAGTAAAGCTGATGAGGTTCACGTCGAGGATAGTATCCAGGCCTGCTTCGGTGCCGTTAAGCTCGTCGTAGGTGAGGTGGAAGAGTTGGGTGATGTTGTTCATCACGACAGGAACGTCCTCGACGGTAGTATCACCGCCCGTGAAAGTTGTGCCGTTAACGATTGCCCCGGATGCCGCAGTAGCCATGGGTACGTCGAGCGTGCCTTTTGGCTTGATTTTGGATGCAGAGTAGTTCGTCGAGAATACCTTTAGCGCGACAAGTGCTTTCTTGACGAGGGTGTGGGTCTTAGCGGAGAGCGCTTGGGAGACTAGCGCCGGGTCGATTGTATTAGCCATAATTTATAGGTTTTTGTGTTGAGTGTTGATTATCCGAAGATGAGTGTTTTGTTAGCCTCGTAGAACTCAGCGAGCTCTGCGCCTTTGAGTGATTTGAATGTTTCCATCAAGTCCATAGGCTTTTCGTCTTCCTTAGCGTCCTTGATCGGCTCTTGGTGTCCTAGTGCGGCTACGGCTGTAGCTGTGTCAGCTGCTAGGCGCCCATCAAAGTCAGCTTGAGACTCGGTGAGTGTGACGATCGATGCTTCTGCATTTGTCAGCTTCTCGGTGGTTTCAGTCAACTCTGTGGCTTTGCCGGCAAGTTCTGTTTGTGATGTCGCTAGTTGTTCGGTGATGTTGATAATAGTTGCTTCATGGGCAGTGTTAGCTTCATTAGCCGTAACAAGGTTGGCTTCAGCCTGTTTTAGCGCTTCTTCGACTTGGGAAATGTTTTTCTTAAAGAGACTCATAATATTAATGTGTTTGTTGTAAGCGTTGTAGTTGTTCGATCATGTCAGTCAGCGTGTCCCGGGCGTCTTGCTCGTTGCCTACACTGTCGATGAAGTTGAGTGCTAGTGCCTGCTCGCCTTTATACCAGCCAGCTTTCACAAACACCTCATCAATACCTGCTCTGTTAGCTCTCACGTAGTCTTTGAACTCGTTACCTGACCGTGTGATGCTCTCTTGCAAGAACTCTCTCTGCTCGTCCGTGACAGGCATTGTATGCAGCGTGGACTTGAGGGATGCCTCGTCTGATGTGATAGCGTGAACCTTGATGCCGAGCTTGTCCGTGAAAGCTGAGTCATCAACATACAGGAGGATCGTGCCTACATTGCCCACCTCCGATGATGGCCTGGCTACGATGGCGTCACACCCTACGGCTAGCTTGTACGATGCACTACAGCACAAGCCTTTGGCGAATGCTACGGTTGGTACGTCGAGGTCTGCGATCTTCTCGGCTAACTCAGCGTTACCTGCCACCTGTCCCCCGGGGCTGTCGTGGCTGAATAGGATGCCTGTTGCTCCTGCTTCGATAGCTTCATCGATTTCCGTCGCGATCTCGTCGTAACTAGAACCTCCTAACATGCTGTGGACAGGAGGCGGGTTGTTCGCAATTACGCCTGTCACGTGAATCGTGGCAATACCGTCCTTCATCTCTGCTTGAGGTCGGGCGTTAATGAAGTCGGATAGCTTGAGTCCTTGAGCATGACGCTCCTTGAATGTGTTGTAGCTCTGAAGGGCTACGCTATTGATGTAATATGTGTTAATCATCTTGGTCTTGGGTTAGGGTTACGCCGTACTTCTTCTCCACCTCCTGACGTATAAGGATTTCTTTGGCTTTCTCCGTGTATTGCTCCGTGAGTTGTTCGTTGAGCGAGATGTTACGTTCCGCTAGGATCTGTGTCTTGGTGCGTAAGCCTGCGTCGTATGACTTGAGCTCGGCAACATTATCACGTCCGAGGTCGATACTGAGCCGGCGCGGGTGGGAGAACTCCCACATAGACCACTCCGGGTGTGCCGGGAGGTAGCCTCGTTCGATCGCTGTGGCTAATGCGTATGTGATCTTCTTAAGCGCGAACTTGTCGAGCTGTTGTTGGCGCTCTGTGATTGTTGCCTCTGACTTGCCGATGTCCATGCGTGAACTCGTTCCGTTACCTCCCTGGCTGTCCACCACAACGCTGTAAGGTAGCCTGACGCTCATGAGGCAGTCGTTGATGATCCGTTTGTGGAACTTCTGCCATGCATCAGATGGTCGGTCGTTGGTGAGCGTCTCAATGCGTCCTACGCCTGCTTGAAGGTAGTTGATTGTTCCTCCTTGGATCTGCTCGTACGACACGCTTGGGTCAACAGGCGTGGATTCGTCACGGTTGTAGTAGCTACTCACGTCCTCATTCGTCCCTGTCTCGTTTGTCACGTTGAGGGCGATGGCTGACATGAGCTGTTGGGCGTGTAGCTCGTACTCTACGGACGTCTGCATCTGCTGGAAGCTGTCGAGGCAACAACTGAACAGGGGAAGTCCTCTGCTCTGGTCGTGGTTGTGTAGCTCCTCCATAGCAATCATCGAGCCTGCGTCTACGTAGTTGTCCTCTGCTTCCGTCTCACCTAGGATAACGTAACCAATGACACGCCCGACCTTTGATAGGATGCAACCATTAGTGAGCCGTCGGCCCTTGAACCTGCCCGTCTGCACAACATTCACCCCGGGTCTGTTGCTTACGCGGTGACTTGGGATGGCTTGTAGTTGGGGGTAGCCCTTGGATGTCTGTGTGAGGAGGCAGTAGCTCGTCCCATCACGGGACATGGCAATACTATCATGCACGAGGCTCGACTTGAAGTCGTAGTTCTCTCCACGGACGTTTCCGATCCTGTAGAACGTCTTCAGCCATGCTTTCGCTTTATCGCCCCACTCAGCGTCCTTACCACGGAACAACGGGTTGTAGCCATTACTCACGGCGCGGTTAGCCAACCAATCGATTGACCCCTTGAGGACAGCGTTATTGTTGTAGAGTACCCGGGATGTCGATAGCAGGGCTGTGAAGTCCGTGATAGGTAGCAGAGCGTCCCAGTCCTTGTTCTGTAGAGGCGTGTACGTTACGCCGTTCGATTGCCTGGCGTTCTTGTTGATCCCACGCCCGTAGTAGGGTTGGATCTCTTTGTTGTCGGCTCCATATAGTGTTACAGGTTTCATGTTTTAGTATCTCGGCGAAATAACGCCTATTGTTTTGGTTACAGGCGTGTTGCCGTTCTCTACTTGATCGATGACGTCTGTGAGGATGGATACCCACTCGCCGATCGTGATGGATACACCAAAGCTGAAGCTAGAGCCGTTCGTAGACCCCTGGGATATTGTCTGTCCTCCTGATTCTAGCATTTCACGCATATACGTGTCTAACCACATCTTAACCTCTGCTAGCTTAGACGGGTCTTTGCCGACCCATATGATGATCGACCTCTTTATTTTCGCGCAACTTGCCATAATGATGCAGGCGATGTTAGCCCTTTAAATGTAGTTCAACATCTTGGCCCCGTTGAGCGCCATCAAGAACGTATCGAAAAGGTGGTTATCCTTACGTATCTGCTTCCAGACCATGCGACCCGTAGACTCGTCCAGCACCTTAACCTCGGAGAACCACTGTTCCCGGAACGCCTTTGTGATGTCTCGTGGTAGCTCTAGCTTGGTTGTGGTCTTGCCATGTTGGTAGAGGTAGGCGATGTCTTTGATCCGGGATGACAGGAACTGAACCTTCGGGATGGAGCCTGACTCTGTAATCTCTACGGAAGGCTGACTATACGGACGTTCTACAATCTTACCCCCTACACGGTGCTTGAACATGTGCTTGGCGTCAATACCGTTAAGGGCGATGGCTCGTAGACGACAACCCAGATCTAGCACCTCGTCTGTCCTATAACCACTGTCAATGAACGTGTACCCGTCCATGATGTTGTATTGCTCCTTTAGGTCGAACAAGTCGTCCTCGTGGTCTATGCGGCCTTCAAAGGCTAAACGTATGCTTCCTTTCTGAAATGTGTAAATGCTCACCCAAAAATACATCGGCAAGTCCATGTTACCCTGACAGTCAATCGTAAACAACCTGCCTACCTCGTCCTCGGGTACGTCCTGCATCGATGCCTTCGTGAACGTGCTTACCTTGATCTTATCATTCTTGGCAATGGACATTGTGTCGTCCCAGTGGTTAGCAAGTCGTTGCATGACGAACTCACGTAATGGCGCAATGTTCCCTTTCTTCTTCTCTCTGTTGGCTTTCACCCACTCCACAGCCATGTCTGCCCACGGACTCCTGTAGTTGGCGTAAACCGGAAAGTTATACGTGCGTCTCCCGGGCATGAACTCTTTCTGTGCCACGTCCTTGACGTAATTCGACTTCTGTGACAGGTCGTAACGGTTCTGTAGGGTGTCCGCGTAGTGTTTGTGACAGTGCGGGCACTCCATGTAGACGCTTGCGATAAACTCAGCCCATGCCATGCCTCCGTCCTCGTCAAATGCTATGTCTGGGTTCCAACGGATGTCTGCTCTGTCCCACATGTTGTCATGGCCGCACTTCTTGCATGTCCAGTGCAGGTTCATGCGCTCTCCCGTATCGGACTCTTGTTGCCAGTCGCTGCCTTTATACCCTCCCTGCGATACGAGTAAGACGGATGCCTGTGGGTTGAGCTGTGTTCGTTTGTAAAGGTCATTGATTAGCCCGGATTTCCAGAGCCAACACTCATCACCAATAGCCCGCACAATTGACTTGGCTTGCAGACTGTTCTTCGTGGCCGACACGTAGTTGATGTAAGTTCCTGATGGCAGCCTGATGAGGTTACGCTTGATCCCTCCCTTGCCCGTCATCTCCATCATCTCCTTAGACGCTTTTGATGCCTTGAGTATCGGGAGTAGTCGGTTCTCCCCCCAAAGGTTGACGTCCACTAACGACTGCATGACAATCATGTGGTTCGATGGCTCCAGGAACCCGTAGCATACAAGGATCTCGATGAGCGTGGACTTCTGACAACCAACCGGGGCCTGCACGAACTGATGTGTGAAGTCTCCTGATGCGTAGTCCTCGGCTATACCAAGCATCCACGGCATATACTTCCATGACGCGTATTGACTCACGGCGGGCATGTAAACCATCTTGTCTCTGTTCACCCACTCTTTGATGCCGACGATCTCCGTAGGCTTGAGCGCGTTACGCATACGCTGTTGCAAGCGGACTGTTGATGATTCGTTATTCATTGTTGTCGTCATCTAGTTTGAGGTTAGCAGCGAGGTCTTTGAGTACCTCGTATATCGATGTCTGTAATGACTTCTTGATCTTGTTCGTACTCAAACCAACCAACTCGTTACACAGTAGCGTAGGAAGGGCTTCAAGGCGTGTCTTCAGCCTGATCAATGCCACTTCCATGACACGGCCTACCTCGTCCACGGGGATATACTCACGCTTCGTGATGGCTAGCTCGTGCCTGATCTTATCACCCCGGATAATGGCAAACACCGTGTCTGCTTTAAGTTTGGTGGCTTTGAGTGTGTCCGGGTCATTGGATAGGTTATCAGGATCGATGCCTTGCGCGGGTGTTGCCTCACGCTTCTTCTTGTCCTCGCGTGCCTGCTTCTGCTTAGCAAGGATGTCGGCACGGCTTCCTGCAATAGCAGGCGGGACTTTCAACGGCGGGCAGGGTTTGTCCGGGTGCATCACCTTCCAGAACTTCTTGAAGTTATACATGTCATGCCCCTTGTTACGCCAGTAGACCATACGGTGAGCGGTCACACCATACAACGTAGCCAACTCGGGCTGGGTAAGGTCTTTGATGGTTCTCTTTTGTGTTTCTGATTTCTTAGCCATTCTGCAAGTGTGGCGGGTGTAAGCGTTAGCAGATACAGGGGTGCACGATCTTCGTTTAGTTGGGTTTTGTGGCAAGTAATGACCATGATTTCACTCCCGGTATTTTTTCGATGTGGGCGTTTTGGGGCAACTAATCGCTATGAGAAATCACGGCTAACAGTTCATTTTAAAATGAACACCCGCCGGCCCTTGGTCTATAAGGGTTGACGGGTGTGGGGGCTGGCGAACTCTCGGCGGTGTAAAAAAAGTGTCGGGCGACCATAGCCTCGTCTAAATCCTTGAAAGAGATTCCTTACTACATTACTCAACTTACTTTTCTTTGTTTATCTTTGTTTTCGATTTCACACCTTAAAGGTCTAATCCTAACGTAGCTTTGTACGACTTCACCATACGGTGTAGTGTTGACCGCTTGATACCGACGTGTCTACTCACCTGAGCCGGGGTCATGCCATCGATCATGTTGTCTAGCCCGAGAGCGAGTATGAGTGCGTATACCTGCCTCTTCGTCTCGGGGTTGGCTTTACTGTCGAGCAATATACCTAGGGATGTTGTTAATACTTTCAGCATACGAGCGCTAGCCTCACGGTAGGGGGAGGTATCACTAGGGGGGTGGGTACCTTCTCCTTCTTCATTCGCCATCGCATATGTTGCTGGTGTCCGCTCATCCACGTGTCCATCCCGGTGTGGCAGCAAGTAGTGCGCCTCGTAATCCTTCTGCTTCTTGTTTACGTTATTCATGGCTTAGTATGATGTAGGTGTGATGGAGAGGGCTTCAGCTACTGCGTCTGTCCTTACTGTGTTGGCTTCATACTCTGTACTGAACGTACCTAGGTTCTCGCGTCCTAGCTTAGCCGTGTATGTCCCTGACTTGTTCCTGTATACACCTACGAACGTACCGTCTGGTCTGATGTTGGCTTTGTTGAGGTTGTTCTGTGTGTGGGTGAGTAGCCTTATGTTACACGCTCTATTATCCCGGGGATTACGATTGATGTGGTCGCATACAAGTCCTGCAGGTATGTCTGAGTGTAGGATATACATGATGAGTCTATGAACGTACACGTTGTACCCTCTACAGTTCTCTGGATACACCGTGATCATCTGGTGGCCTAGAGCATTAGTCTTGTATGGAATCTCCTTGTTGTCTCTGGTTACATGTCCTGTCTCTAGGTCTACGCTGTAGAGTGTGAGTGCGTGTTCGAAAGCTTCACGCTCTGTTGCTCGTCTCATTCCACCTGCGTAGTTGTTTGGTAGTGTGTTGCCTGTCATCTCCGTGTAGAGCTTGTTAACTGTGACGGCTCTACTCTTGTAGGAGATAAGCCACTGTCCTTGTCTATTGCTCTTACGCATGTACGTCTGTCCGTTTATGGTGACGCTGTCTAAGCCTTCTCCGATGTTAAACGTCGTGAGTTCGTATAGGTCTTTGTATGCTGTTGTTGTATTCATGATTATGTGATGTGATTTAGTTTTGCTTAATGCGGCTGCGCTCCCTCGCTGCCACCGGGTAGAACGATGTGCTTGCCTTACGTAGGCTGTCCTCCACGGCTGTGATGGCTGCTGATGCTTTCTCGGCTACCCTGCAGAGCTCGAATACAGCACACTCTATTGCTTCCTCTGTGGCTGCGTAGTCTGCTTCAGACGTATGTGTGCTAATCAGGCGTTGCCCTTCTAGTATTGCTTGCTCTTCCTTGGACGTGTCTGTGTCAGCTATATCGCTGAAGGCTGTCAATAATATGTCGATGGCGTGGTACTGCTCGTTGGCTAGTTTAGGTGATATGGTTGTCATGGCGTTATATGTTGGATTCAACATGCCTGTATTATGCCATACCTTTTCGGGTTGTCAACGTTTAATGTAAGTAACCATAAAGCAAAAACAGCATAACCCATTTCTGAGCTATGCTGTTGTGTGTGGTCTTAGTTGACTAAGTGAGTAGGCTGATTGCCCGGGTGATCAGCCACTTGTTGTGTCGTAGTTGTTTGATGTCCATGTCCTTTGGTGGCTTGCCTTGTCTGAGGTTCACCATCCCGTTGTACCATGCTGTGTTGAGCGATAAGTCCCATGACAGTTGGCTCCATGCTTCGATGTAGTTCATCTCCCATTTACTCTTACAGACACATATGATGTCTTTGGTAACGTTGTCTCCGTCTAGTATGTCTTGCTTGAGTCTATCGCTTGACCCCATGTAGCTCTCCCAGTCGGATTGAGGGTAGGTTGTCCTCTTACGCTTGTAGCCCTTCAGTGGCTTGCGTGTCACCTTCCTCCTGAAGTTCTTAATACCGATGTAGTGCATGTTCTTCGTCCGGTTCGTCGTGATGTAGACAAACCCCTGGTACGTGTCTGTGTGTTCTTGTGTAGGTGTCATGATGATGCGTGGTCTATGCGTTTGGCTTTAATGTCCTGGCAAGGCGGCATGAAGTGTTTCTTGCCGGGGGTGTCGTACGTTACAGGCTTGTAGTGTTCGGGCGTTATAGTTGTTTGCTCTGGTGCGCCTGTAGTAGGGCTACAATGTCCTTGTACCCGTGGATGGTCAAGTGGTGCGCTATTTCCTTCCACGGCGTGTTTACAGGCATCCTGCGGGCTAATGCTTGTGCTTTCTGTAGTCGTGTCTGCTGTCTTGCTTGTCTCCGGTGCTGTGGTATGGCTTGTGTTTTCATTGTGTTGTTGTGGTTCTGGTTGTTCTGGTTGTACGTCGTCTGCTGTGTCTAATTGCTCGGTTATCGTCCATACAAGGCGTCCATTAGTCTTGCGTTGTGTGTAGGAACCTTCGTTGTCGTCAAGTTGCTCAATACTACGAAGTATCTTGCTGGACAGTAGGGCTAGGTCACCGAACTCAATACGTCCTGAAATCATCTTACGCACGCTCTGTCCCGGGTAATCGGATAGGTGTTGCTTGAGCATTGCTCCGAACTCCTTGGCTGTGCCTGTCCATGACTTAGCCGTCGTGATAGCTTGCTGTATTCCTCCCACGCATGGTAGTGAGTTTGTGAAGAACGTCTCGTTGACGAACTCTCTTATAACGCGCTCCGGACTCTGTACGTTTAGCTTACGTAACAACTCTGGGTGGTGGTACGCTTCTGTTCCGAAACGCTTGTTGCAGGCTGTCTCTGACGTATACGTGTCAATGTAGCTGGCGAAGGCGTGCATCTCACGTGTCATCATGTCAGCGATGTAAGCATTTGTGTCTATAAACGAACCTGTAGGTAGCTCGGTCTTCTCAACAAGTAACATGTGCAACTTGTCTGCGATGCTATCACTGTCGCCTTCTCCTAGTAACGGGAAGCCACGTAGTGATGACTCATCGTCGTTCATTAGTATGACGAGCGACCGTATCACGGGTGCTACGAACGCGCCTACACCTTTTGCTTCGTGACGCTTAATGTGTGTTGACGCCACCTCGTCCTTGATACCATCGGCAAACAGGGCGCGGTCATGACCTGTCTTACCATTACTCTTATCATCGATTACAAGCACCTCAGCGCTGTGTAACGAGTCGGTGAACTGTGTTATCCCCTTGATGTAGCTATTAGCGTCACCTGCGCTTCCTAGTAGTGCCGGGATCATTGTTGAACCTACAAGTGTCTTACCGGCCCCAGGTGCCCCTGCGAGTACGAGAGCGTGGCGTTGTGAGTACTCGCATGTCCGTAGAGCTATACGGGCGCGTTGTAGCCAGAGTATGAATAAGTCCAGTTGCTTGTGTCCGAACAACTGCTTGAGTAGTGCGAGTGTGTCCGGGCATGTAGCTGTGGTTGGCTCCTCGAACGGTAGCGCGTATGCATTCCGCACAAGTATGTTACACCCAAGTAACCCGGCGGGCTGACCTGCCAGCGCATCGATAGTCTTAATCTCTTTGCCGTTGGCGTTTCCGTTACGGTCGGCGTGAGCAAGTATTTGAGCGACAACTGAAGGGAAGCCTCCGCGTGATGTACCATCGTGGTTGTCAATCAATAGTTGGTCAACAGCACGACCGTATGACAGTGACATGAAGTGTGGGTTGTCTTTCATGCGCATGTAGTAAGTGCCTTTGTTGTGGTAAATCTCTTTAGGTGCGATCTGGTGAGGGTGGTCCGTAAGCGGGTCTGACTCTGCGTCTACGTCATACACGTTGTTAACAGGGTAGTCCTGCTCAAGCTTCTTGAAAGCCTCTACAGCATCTAAACCGTCAGCGTCCGTGTCGTGGTAGGCTCTGTATATGTCCAACTCACAGTAATGCGTGAGCTCTCCTGTAGCAATCTCACGCTCGTGTATAGCGGCGCACCCTTGTTCTACGTTGATAAACATCTCGAACAACTCCGGGTCACGGAACATTGACGGTATGGGCATCAAGTAGTAATCGTTGTCCACCAAAGCCTGAAGAGGTGGCTTCTTTATGATCTCCTCAACACCTGCCTCTGCTGGTATAGTGTAACGCTTGAGGAACTCGCTCGTGTAAGCCGATGTCGCTGACACCTTAATACGGCGTAGAAAGTGAGCTACGAGCTCTAGCTTCTTCTTCTTCTTGTCCTTCTCGTTGAACTTACCTAATGGCTTGTGCGTACCCTTCTCCATCGGCGTACCGTATGTCCATGGGGTCGCACCGGTAGATGGTACGTCTAGTGTAGCAATATCCCTCCATGATGACGACAACGTAACGTCGTCCCCGGGTAGCATGAACAGTTTAACGTCTGTGGTGGCTACGGCTGTATCGAACAGCTCCTTACTTGCGTGTGACAAGGTAATAGACCCGTCGTTTGTGTAATATGTTTGCATAATCGTGATTGTGACGCCGTCAAGGTGGCGTCGTTACCTACTCTCATTACGTGTGAACGCAAAACACCCCTTCAAACCCCAACGTAATAAACGTTGTCACAGTGGGCGTGAAGGAGTGCGTTATGCAAAAAGCTGAAAGATTTAGTAATAGGACAACACTGTGAAGCGCCTTACTGAGCAGCATTATACCCATTCAACGAGACGAGTCAACTATTTAACGTGTATTATTTTCAGGCGGGATGAACCACCTACTCATAGTCGTACCTCCGGGATGTAATTATGCCGGGATAATTGATGTGCTTCGAGGTGTTACGCTACGTCACGTGTTTTAGGGCATTACGCCGAAAAAAAGAAACCCGCTAGCATTTCTGAGTGGTCACTCTTTACGAAACTGTGCTAGCGGGCTTCTTACTCAATTATGAAAAGAAAGTGTTTTGCAGTTTCGTACCGTAACCTGTGACCAATAGGCTGTGTGAGGTTTCCCTCGCAACGACTGTATTATACCTCATTAGCAGGTAGAGTCAACTATTCAATGTGTGTTATTTTCAGAGGGACACACAATCGTACCTCCGGGATGTAATTATGCCGGGATAATTGATGTGCTTCGAGGTGTTACGCTACGTCACGTGTTTTAGGGCGTTACGGTAGGTGTTACGCTACTACAGCACACTAGCGTAACAGCTACAGCCCTTATGCCATATACGTTACACCGGGTTCTACGCTAAATGTTACGCTAGTGGGGGGTAGAAATGTTATAGTAGTAAATGAAACAAAACCTATGGGGGTCGAAAATGGGGGTAGTGGTTGTTGTTTTTTGGGGGTCAGAAATGGAATTACCTCTGAGGTTTTCACACCCTTACCGAGTCGATCATCCTACTACCCGGATGTAAGTGTGGTAGGATTATTGATTTATTCTCACACCGGGATAATAGCTCAACGTGTCAATGTAAACAGGTGTTCGTTGGGTAGGGTAGGTAAGAAACACAACACCACAAGAAAAGGGGGATATGGGGATAAGGGGGATATCACCTACACCCATATATCCCGATATCCCCCATATCCCCCTTTTACTTGGTTACACTCTCAACACCCTACCCTACCCAACCTACCCCATTTCGCCCTTATTCTATAAGGGTTTAAATAGGGCAGGTACAGACTACCTACCTCCCCTACCTGCCCTAATCCCATTTACCCGGTAAAAAAGTAAGGCAGGTAGGGTAGGTTCGTTTTCGATTAGGGTAGGTATACCTGCCCTGTTATTTTGGTGGGTTTTCACCTCATACTAAGTTGATCAACTTACCCGGATATACTACCTGCCGCTATGTGAAGCCGGAGCATCGACTACGTGTGCGGCTTAGAAACACAAAACCCCCGACAGACTAGCTGACGAGGGTTTACACTTTATCGTTTCCTGAGCTCCCCTCGGTGACGTGTCACAGGGGAGAGGGGAGCCAGGTAATCAATGAATACAAGTATGGTCCGGCCGTAAGCGTAGTTCCCGGGTATGGAGCTGTTCTCGTGCGTAAGTCGTTGCTACTTAATAAAAACTTAATTTACCTCACGTGTTATACCCGAAAAGGTATTGACTTTAGTCTTCCATCGCGTATTATGAAGTCGTGACAGGGAATTAGCCCTAGTCCGTATCCTATAATAATATGAATACCCAAACTGAAACCACAATCTCTACAGCCGTAGAGTCCATCACACGTATCTTACCTCTCACTCTTATCCATGACGAATGGACTGTGAGTGGTGATGACCTCGAAACACTCGTGAACCATCACCAGCTTGCTACAGGTGACGAACTGCCCTTCCCGGAGAACGCATCCGTTACCGACGTGTATGTTGACGGCGCGTTCACCTACACGTGGCACTTAACGGAGGACGACGCAATCGCCTACCTCAAGCAAGCTAAGGACTGCGGCATGCTCCTAGAGCGTGATTACACCAATTACGCATACGCCATCGCTACCATGTTCGGAGAGCTACACAAACGGCTACACATCCAGGCCATGACCACTCAAATCTTCGACGGAGTAAAGTAAGCATAGCATGAAGAAACGTAACCAACATACACCAATTAAAGACATGAACACAACCACAGGGCTGACCGTTAAGGAAGCCATCTCTTGTATGCCGCTCCTCAAAGTAGAGGGACAATGGCGTGCATCATTATCAACACTGAACAATATCCTCGATGCTCATGCCGTAGATGTCTATATCCCGGACGACTACGCTATGATTCCATCCTTTGCAGGTGTGGAGCCTTACGCAGAGTGTTACCTCACCGACGAGCAGACGTTATACTACCTACAAGACCTCGTGGAAGCACAAGCCATCACCGGGAGTGAGGCAGGTAACTACGCTCTCAAGCTGATCGATACGTTCTGCATAGCCCAAGCCTCCGACCATAAAGCTAACCTCACTCACTTGTTCGCCAAAATGTAACACGACAGCACGCTGGCTCTGCTCAAACCAGCATTTTATAACATGAATACGCAAAACCAGCTCACTGCTACGGCAGAGGCAACATTAGACATTACAATTAGCACCGGCACAGACGGGAGACAGTTTGTGGACGCTCGCGCATTACACACAGCCCTTGATGTGAAGACTCCATTCCATGATTGGATCGTACGCTACATCGAAACGGCAGGTTTAGAAGACGGATTAGACTTTAGCGCATTTTTGCGTGAAAGTAATGGCGGCCGTCGTCGCAAGGATTACACGCTCACTTTGGACAGCGCCAAATCCATCTCTATGCTTCAGCGCTCTGATAAGGGTAAGCGTGTGAGACGTTACTTCATCGAGTGCGAGAAAGCACTACAGACCCGGGTAAAGCCCTTGAGTACGTTGGACATGCTGAAGACGGCTGTTTTAGAGCTTGAGCGGGTGGAAGCAGACAAACTACAGCTACAGGCCGATAAGCAGCTACTCCTCGCTCAGCAAGCCACTGACGCTCCTAAGGTGGAGTTCGCTGAGACCGTGCTACTAAATGAGGACAGTGTCACGGTGAACGAAGCTTGCTCACTTGCTGGGCTACCATGGAAAGCCGTTACGATGAACCGGATATGGGAGGACTTACGGGTTATCTTCCGTAACAGTAAAGACGCTCCTGTCCCCTACGCGCCGTTCCTAGCCAAGGAGTACTTCGTGGCTAAAGAAGTTCCTGTACGTAATAGAAACACGGGTGAAGTGAAGATCCGGGTTCACTACCGCGTAACACAGAAGGGCATTGGCTGGATGGTAGGCATGGCTTCCACGCTCCGTTCCGTTAACGTTAAATCAAACTACTAAGACCATGAGTAAACTACCGCACGCAGAAAGGCTCGTGATTAAGCGTGAAATCCGCGAAGAGATGAAATCCGAAGTCGAATGTCAGGTTGCCCTGCAAATGACCGCCTACAAGCAGGATGAACGACACCGTAAGCGTATGGCTGAAATGGACGAGCAGCTTTCCCGGCTAAGAGTGATAGAGTTCAACATCCGTATGGGGCTGTAACAATGGAAGGCGTAGACATAAGAAACCCGAAGGTGTAAGAGTCCTTCGGGTTTCTTTGTGCCTTTGTCTTGGCTTATGTCTGTGGTGGTAGCGAATCAACCAACATAAATGTTATGCCCTATCGATGAATGAGGCAATACCCCGGGCTATTGTTCCTGCTAGCTTAGCCTTGTATTGTTTGAAATAAATGTACTCGCTGTTGTTGTCGATGAAGAACGGCTCCACGATAACAGCAGGGCATGGCGCTTTACGTAAGAACCCGCTGCCGTTGCCTGTGAGTCGTTGTTTGATGCCTCTGCTGGGTTTGTCGGGGAAAGACACGTCCATGGCGTCCTCGATGGCTGTAGCTAACGCTGGCGTGTTGGCGTATAAAGACTCATGTCCTGCCACGAACCCGTTGTGAGCGTTGGCGTGCAACTCTACAGCTACACGGGCATGAGGGGCTACGGATTTGCATGTGGCTGCCATGACGTCCTGGCGTGTGCCGTAGGGCTTGATTGTGTGGACGTGGACGTATGACCTATAACCCATGTCTTGTAGTGCTTCCACGACCTGTATGACTAGCCCGCCACAATACTCCTCCTCATGCGTGGCGCCATCACCGGCATGCCCCGCCATGATGAACACATCGTAGTCTTGCCCGGGTAGTGGAATGAGCGGCCTCTTAACGGGGTCAGGGGTTGCCTCCTCCTCCATAGCGTCCTCAATCTCTCCTAGCGTGACAAGCGCTTCTTTAGCTGTGTCGATTACGCCTAATAGTTGTGTCCTCAGTGTTTCTGTGTCCATACAATTACGACGTGCGTTAGTGTTCTCGTTCATGCCCGTAATGCTTCTTCCACGATGCCCAACCACCTACCCTTACCCCGGCGTAAATGAGCTGACGTTTATGCATCGGGTAGTCAACAGCACCTGAGTAGAGGAACAATAGTTGGTCGGCGTGTTTACGTGAAATCTTGTAAGGGCTAGACTTTGAGTAAAGGTAATCATGGAGGTGGTAAGCCGCCAGCATGACACCATTAGGTTTCAGCCCCTTTGTGAATACCCACGGGATCGACCCGCCATCGGACATGAAGTAAGCCGGGATTACAATCTTAGAGCCATCATGAAGCGTGTACTCGATGTCTTCGTCCCAGTAATACCAAACGACCCCATCAATAAAGTGGGATCGTGGGTCGGGAAGGTTATCGTATGTGTACATTACTTCTGGTAGTTGATTTCGATGACCGGGGCTAGGACGCCATCAATTACCTCGCACACACGAATACCTGTCCCGGGATCTGTGTAGCATATGGTCGTGCCACAGCCTGTTAAAGCCATGAACACGAGCGCTATTGAAAGTTTAATCATTGTTTTCATCTTACTCGTAGTTGTGAAGTAGTTCCTCCATGTGTTCCATACGTACGATGATTGTCTCTAGGCTGTGGTGTAGAGACGCGATGTCGTCCCTGATGGGTTGTATGGTGCTAATCGTAGACAAACGCTTCTCAGCGGTCGTCTGGTGGATTCCTTGCCGTGTTGCGTGAGCTAGGATTGCTGCCTTGTTCGCTTCCACTTGCTCTGCCTGGTCATGGAAGCTGACAACGGACGTGGCGGCAAAACCGATAATGGCGGAACATAGTGTGACGAGCCCAAGCCAACCACCCCAAGTCTGAGGTAGCTTTAGTTTGCCTGTACCGTCGATCACGATCTGGTTGGTGGGTGACTTAGCAAACTCTTGATGGATTGCTTCCGCCATCAGCTTGTAGTCTTCGGGGGTCATGTTATGCATTGGGTGATGTTTCATCGGCTGGAATGTCCTTAGCTAAAACCATGTCTAACCCGGCTGTGTCGCATGCGTGATACTCGTCAAGGGTGAGAGGTCTATGACCTGCGTGTGCCATCACGTTGAAGTAGTATGTGCCATCACGTAAAGGTGCGTGGGTCGTGTCCATGTCAATCACATCCTGGTATGTTAACTGGCGTGTCACGGCGTCACCTTCGTCACCTTCCATAATACTTGACTCCGGGATACTTGCATCAAGTGATGCTGATAAGTCCGTGACAGGCGTGTAGCGCGTGATGTTGTAGTTCTCGACGTAACCACCTAAGCCGATAACATAGTCGGCTGTGTAGGGTACGAGGTAATCGTGCTCAATCGGGTAGATGGCTTCCTCACCTCGATACTCTGGACGGCCTCCCTTACGAAGGGCGTTATCACAAAGGGCTTGAATGTGCGGGTCGTTGTCGATTAGGTCGAAGCTTACAATGATGTAGGCGAATTTTGGGTTGCTGGTCATTATAATATTACGGTGGTTGTTAGCTCTGCGGTTCTGTGTATTTCATGGCTCTGTCAATCACGACAGCGTCTTGGATAGTGCCATGGGTTTGTAGTCGGTCGATGCCTCTGATGTTAGTTGGCCCACCAAGGCTTCTGACAAACCTTGATGTATTATTTGGCACCAACCCAAGGTCGATGTCTGTAGATGTCTCGGGTGCATGGTACGTAGCAGGAGTCATTGTATCATGCTCTGTAATGTTCCTGTCGTCTAGGACAGACTCACAGCGGTTCTTGCCTCCTGGTATT